GGTGTGTCACTCACAGGGATAATGGACAACAGGTTACTGACCACCAAGAATAAAGGATTGGATAAAACTCTTGAACATCTTCGTAAAATTTCTGTTGCCGTTAATGATAGCTGGGCTGATCGCTTGGGCATTCCTAAGTCAGCGGCAATCACCTGTGTCAAACCCAGTGGAACAGTATCCCAGCTCGTTGATAGCGCCTCTGGGATACACCCACGTCATTCGAATTATTACATTAGAACCGTCAGGGGAGATAACAAAGACCCTCTTACCTCCTTCATGAAAGAACAAGGCATACCTAACGAGCCTGATGTAATGAAGCCTGATGCTACTACTGTGTTTAGTTTTCCAATCAAAGCTCCTAATGGTGCTATTGTAACTGAAGATCTTTCAGCTATTGAGCAGCTAGAAACTTGGTTGATCTATCAAAGACACTGGTGTGAACATAAACCTAGCATTACAGTAAATGTACGAAAAGATGAGTGGCTTTCTGTAGGTGCATTTGTGCATGAACACTTTGATGAAATGTCTGGTGTATCATTCCTGCCCTATAATGAGCATACTTATCAGCAAGCACCTTATCAGGAGATAGGACAACACGATTATAAAACTTTGTTAGGTTTAATGCCAAAAGCTATTGACTGGGCTAAACTTTCAGAGTATGAAAAAGAGGACACCACTTCAAGCAGTCAGACATTTGCTTGTACTGGTGATGTATGTGAAATTGTAGACATAGGAGCGTAGATGGCAGATTATGATCCAGTAAACAGACCTGCTCATTATAATGTAAGTGGTATCGAGTGTATTGATTACATTAAGCAGGTCTTAGGAGTTGATGGTTTTATAGCTTACTGTCAAGGAAACATGATCAAATATCAACACAGGCACAGGTATAAAAACAATCCTGTAGAAGACATGGAGAAGGCACAGTGGTACCTAAACAGAATGTTAGAGGCTATGAAGGAAAAAAGAAAATGACTCCTTACGAACAAGGTAGGCTGGCTTTTAGAAAGGGTCAGCTTACAAATCCCTACCACCACAACAATAACTTTACAGAGCATAGAAAGTGGCAGCTTGGTTTTAATCAGGCTTACTTTTATAACTTGGAGCGAGTACTTGAACAAGAAGCAATTAAGTCTTGAGGCAGAAGCAGAGGAATACCGAAAGAAAAAAATAGGTAGGCCAATAAAAAATAAACCCTTGACCGCTCGCCTTTACCTTGCAGGACAAGCTCTTGCAGGGCTTCTGGCGGCTAATCAAGGGCGTGCTAGAGTTGAAGAAATCAAACATGAGGCCTTTGAGTGGGCTGATAAGATGTTAGAGGATTAGTTGCCTCTTTGTTTTTTGTAAATAGATAGTTTTCTAAGGGCATCTTCTGTCTCAAGATACCTGTTTAGAATATATAACTCTTCTGTTTCTAGGTCTTCTATCTCACCTAGATTAAGCTCTCTAGTTGCTTTTTGAACATCTTTTTTAGAGTATTTAGAGGTAATATTATACTGCTGTGATATAACATCTTCAGCACCAGAGTATTGAAGTCGTAAGAATGTTTTTGCAAGGTCTTTTGCTCTGGGTAAAACATCTTGGTTCCAATGCTGAAGTTTTTCTGCAGGGGTTAGCTTTTCAAACCAATCAGACTCCATTAACAAACTTGACTCTGCTTCTATGACGTCAAACAAAATACCATTGTAAGCATTAGCAGCCTTAGGTACCTGATCCCTAATCTTTTTCGCTGCATTTATATCAAACTCCCGTAACCCCATCCTAGCCATAACTCTCTGAGTGTCAGTAAGTCTTATTACCCTTGCACCAAGTACCTTAGTAGATTGTATATCAGCAGTACCTCCTGCTGCAGTTTCTCTTGGTTCTGCTAAGGGCTTTCCAGAAAAGAGGGGTATAATGTTGTCCACATAACGAAAGGCATTATTAATAAATTTATTATTTTGTTTTCTGTCGATAGGAGCTGCATCCTCTCCCCTAACTATACCTGCCACTACGTTTAAAGGTTCTAAAGGTCTTACTAGGGGGTTTAAATACTGAGTAGATAAAGTTGTTAAAGCAATTTCTGAGGCTTTTGCAAAGTCCCTCCTGTCTGGATTTACCATCATTTCTATAGCTTCTATTGTGTTTCTTTCAGTTTGATTAAGATTTCTAAGTAAACCTTGAAGACCAAAATCTGCGCCAAACCTTTTAAAACTAGTCCAAGCTTGATCATATTCTTCCATACGACTTAATGCTAATATCCTAGCTCCTGCTCTGTATGCAGAAACAGGGAAGTCATATTGCTGACTTGTAATCTCTCCTGTTAAAGGATCAACTGCAGAGTACATGGGTAAACCTTGACGAACATTGTCCATTTCCTGTTCTGATAAAGTAAAAATAGTACCTGCTGTAACTAAACTTCTAGATACAGCTTCTGTCTTACTCATGTCATCAAAGAACCCTGCACCTTTTAATATTAAATTAACCCCAGGGGCATTTTTACCCATAAAAGCTATGGTATTATTAAAGAATCTTCCAAAAGGTACCATCATTCCAAGTCCTGGAAGATTTCTCATATCTTCTAATCCACCAGCAACCATTCCTATGGTTCCCCTACCTTTGTAAGACTTAGAAAAGATTGCCTCTAGGGTATCCTCTACAGCACTTGCTTCTATATCTCTGTATTCTTTTGAAGCCATGTATTTCTGTAGGGGCATATCTCCAATGTTAGTAGATCTATAAAACTCATTCCAACCTTTGCCAGTAGCAACCCTCAGCTTTTTATCCATTTGAAATAAAAACTCTTGGGACTTTGTAAAACCATCTTGAGCTTGTACTAGAGTTAGTTTTTGAACCAAGTCAATTTTATCATCTACTTTTAAACCTGTCAGCTTCTGACTAGGAGAAAACTTTCCCCCTGTAAGTACGTCATTTACTCCTTCAACTCCCCCAGGAAGTACGTTATCTAATCTTTGAAGTGCCTCAGAGTTTCTTGTAAGTGCTGATTGAAACGCTGTGTATGTCATATCTGGATCAAGTAAAAACTTTATCCTTGCTGCATTTGCTGCAAAAAGATCTGCTGCTAGTTTTTGTGTCTTAGCACCCTTTGCTGCATCTCCTGCAAGCTTTTGAAGAGTCCCCTGACCAGCATACAGTAAAGCACTTACTAGGTCTGATGTAGTCTGCAGTGAAGTGTTGGCACCCCAACCAATTACATTTAAAGCACTGGTAGACGGGTGAGATACAAGAAGTCTGATAAGCCTGTTTTGATTTTTTTGAAAAGCTTCTGATACAACACCAGCTTCCCCTTTAGGTTTTTTAGTTTTAATGATATTTGCATCTAATGCAGACTGATACAAATCTTTTAACTCTGCATCCGTAATAGATAAACCTAGCTGCTTTGCTGATTGACCTAAAGCACCAAGTTCTCCAGCATATTTAGAGGCTTTATACGAAAGTATATCTCCAATATTTTTACCAGTTATTTTAGACCTTGGTATAATTTTACCATCGTCACCCTTAACTTTTATCTTATTTCCAGTTGCTTTTTCTATTGAAGAGAGAAAGCTTTGAGCCTCTTTATCACTTACTTCAGAAATAAGATCAGCCATCCAGTTTGTAAAACGATCACCTTTAAAACGAGGCGCCCATACAAAACCCCTCTCGTAGGCTATCTGAGTTAGCCCTTTAAACACTACTTCATCTTCTTCAACGTGACCAAGAAGAAGTTTTCTAAAAAACTCAAGTGTAAAGTCATCACTATCTTTTGAAAGTACTGCCCCACCCTCTATTTTTGTTTTCCATTCCACACCAACAGGAACTTTATCTTGCTTTACGTACTTAGCAATTGCTTGTGACGCTTCTGAAAGAAACCCTTTTACCTCTGGTTCAGGAAACTCCATTGTCTGCACTGCTGTATCAGTGACACCTCTTCTGGCTATTAATCCAGCTTGAATACCGCCAAGAATAATACCCCCAGCAGCAGCAATGCCAACAGACAGATAGTTTATATCCTCTTGAGCATCTACATCAACAAGTCCATCTTGGTACAAATACTCCATACCAGCACCTACTGCAGCATCTATACCTGTAACAATTCCTATTTCTTTAATTGCAGCTTTAGTTTTTAATCTTTGTATTGCAGTCTTACCTAAAGTTTGTTGAGCATAGTGTCCTATCTTTGCTTTAGTAGCTGTGCGAGAAGCTTTTAAACCATCAGTAAACGTCTTAGTAATTACTTTCTCTGCAGCCTCTTTAGTTCCCTCCCTTTTTCCAGCCTCTAGTGCAGCACGTCTTGCAGCATATGTACCAGCACGAAGAGAACCATTTGCAGCAGCTTTGCCTATTAGACCTCCTACAAGGTTTACAGGGTCAAGTATTACACTTCTTGTAAAGTCCATAATACCCTCTGCTTTTTCACCTATTGTAGTTTCTCCACTAAAAATACCAGCCATATTTTCATACAACTGGTAGGCAGCAGCAGCTCGTGCACTTTTCTGAGAATCATTTTTTACGTCGTTAATATAATCCATCTCTGATAAACCACGTACAGTATTACCAGACACTACTCCTCTACGGTTGTTTAAGAAACTATCTACAATAGATTCTCTACTCTCTCCCTCAATAGACTGTGACCCATAACGATCTGCCATGTAACCCTCTACAATATAGTACAGGTTATCATTTTCAGCTATATCGTCTTGAGAATATGTGCCAGCTTCAGGTATAAGAGATTTAGGTTCCTCAATACCTATAGTCTGAGAAAAAATAACTTCATTACCAGTTTTATCAGTGTATCTATTTGCTAACTCTTCATCTGATAAATCTGAATACTGAGGGTAAAAAGATCTTAAAGCCTCTATAGAGATTTGATTCATAATTATAGTTCCAAAGGCATTGAAGTTATGTTTATAGGTATATAAGGATTTTTCTGATAATCTCTAAACTTATCTGGAAATAGTTCTACAAGGTCTGTCAACAAAGCTGCATCTAAGTATTCATCCATTAAGGTTTGTATCCCAGTTATTTTAGAATCTTTATCTCCTTTCTTTATTGCATCTAAAGCAGCCTGAATGTCTCTTACTTTTGGATTTCCTGAGTCAGGGTTTTCCCTTACAAATTTTGAAGCCATAGGTACAATTTGTGCACTTATAATATCTAACATTTCCTCTTGGCGGTTAGTTTGTTCTGAACGATCTATCTGAGTACCTTGGCCAGGTACAACAAAAGCAGTCCGTCCTGGAACTGACGTTATACTAGAAATCTGCATAGCAAGGTCTCTATATAGTTTTTTACCCTCATCTCCTGAAAAGTCTTTACCTGTAATTAATTCTAAATAATCTAGCTTTTCAGTTACTGGTGCTTTAGACTTAACTATAGTTACAAGGCTGGGAACATCTGTAAGAGTTACATTAATACCTTGTTTATTTTGACCTGCAATAAAATCCTGAATCTCTAAAGCAGCTAAAGGATCTTCAAGAATAGGCTTATAAAAATTTAAAGTTTCTTCATCAAGGTTATCTAACTCATTAAGTTGAAGTTCTAGACCCCTTGCTGCAGCAGCCGCTTTTTTATAGTCATCGCTTTGTTGATATTTAGACTTAGATTTTGCACTAGCTAAAGCAAGTTCAAACAGTGAGTTCTCACGAGCCAGTGCTATTTCTTCTTCTCTTTGTGCATCTTCACGAGCTTCTTCTCTAAACTTTTGATAAGCCGCATTTATACCTACCCAACCCATTTTAAGTCCTCGCCATTAATCCTCTGGGAGCTTCTTCTAGAGGCTCTTCTTGTTCCATAGTCATTTCTTCTGGCTCTTCAGGTTCTTCCATAATAGAACCTTCACCATCTGACTCTCTTAGTTCTTCAAGCATCTTGAGAGCTTTACTTCTGTCTCTTGCATATTGTATGCCTTTATCCTGATCAGGCTTTTCAAAACCCTCGTCAAACTCAATATCAGCATCAAGGGCCAGACTTAGAATATACTCATGTAGTGCAGGAGCAATAGCAAGACTTACATCAATAGAGTGCAGACCTGCCATAACAGCACTACGAAGAATACCCTCTACCAAGGATACCATATCTAGACCTTCTTCAAGAAAATAAAAAGCGTCTTTCATTGCTTGAGGTCTTGTTATGTTTTCTACATGCATGTCCAAAGCTTCCAAAGGGTCTGTAATTTCTGGAGGCCTTTCGAAAGGTAGGTTCCTTGGTTCTGCTGTTAGTGATTGTCCTGGAATAGGAGCTGCAAATGCTATACTCATTTATTCCTCCATATTATAATAATTATTTGACGAAGAAATTCTCTGATTTATGTTAGGTTTTCCCGGCCTTAGATATTGATTAGAAAAAACTCTAGCGGCTTCTTCTGGAGTATTTGTTTTTTCTAAGTCTTCCATAAACCTTCCTTCATTAGTATTCTGAACTTCGTGTACAAGAAAACCAAAGGAAGCTTCATAAGAATCTGGATCTAAATTGTTCTCTTTTGCCCAAGATTCAAAGTCTTTACGTCTAGGACCAGTCCACATAGCAAAACCTCTGCCACCTTTAGATCCAGGAACAACTGGCTTTATCTCTTGTAAATACTTAAAGCCACCAGTTTCATAATCAAGATTTCCCACAATACCTGCTGCCTGTGCTTTTGTTATTCCAAAAGTTTCTTGCAAATCTCCCATTAATCTAAGTCCTGTAGATTCCTCTTTAGGTCTCTCATAAGTTTGTACATCGGTAAGTTGTTCTTCTAACTCTTCATTCTTTTTCTGTAAGTTGGCATACCGCTCTTCTTTTCTAGTAGCAGCCTGTTCAGCCAGCTTTTGCATAAATAAACTTCTACCTTTAAACTCTGCTAGAGGGTCTTCTACTTCAACACTTTGAGCTTCTTTATTAAAAGGTCTTCTCACAAGAGAGCCAGAAATTATTTGACGCTCTCCTTTGTCAGAAGGTTTTTGATAAACCATTTTTGTATACATATTATTTACCTATTTTATAAAACTTGGAAGTCCAAACAAGAAGCTAAATAGCATTTCATCTCTTGCGTTTTCTTCAGCAGTAGAAATTTTTAAACGTAAAGCTTCTAATTCTTTATCTCCAAGCAAAACATTTACAGCACGGTCTTTAGCAGATTCAACCGAAGTATAGTTGTACTGCATCAAGTCTCTTTCTCTTTGCCAGATAGCATCTAAGTTTGTAGAAGTAAGAGCATTTACAGTCTTTGCAAACTGCATATTGTTTTCGTTCTGTGCAGCAGTATTAATTGTAGCTAAGTTTTGTCTCCACTGAGCGTTTGCTTGAGCAACGACAAGACCATTAGTTGCATTAAACTGTTCCCTCTGGTTTTGTAAACTTGCATTAAATTGACCCACAGCGTTTAAAGCATCAGTATTAAACTGTTTCATTGCATTTTGTTGAGCTGCATTAAATTGAGAAGTCTGAGCAGCAAGACCTGCAAAGTATTGAGAGACCTGATTTTCACTAGATGCATTAAACTGAGAGGTAGCGTTTTCAGCAGCTTGATCTGTAAACAAAGCTTGAATATTTTGCTGAGATTGAAACATAGCAACTTGTTGTTCATTTGTCAAGTTGGCAAGGTTTACTGACAAGAAGTTTTGTGCATTTTGTACTGCAGCTTGCTGTCTATTATTTAGATTTTGCATATCCATGCTTGCCAACTGTGCAGCATTCTGGAGAGTTGTAGCTTGTGCAGAGTTTAGATTAGCTAGTCCAATAGACTGCATAAGTTGAGAGTTTGCAAGTTGTGATTGCTGATTAGTAGTAAAGGTTAGGTTATTAGCTTCAGCAAACTTCTCAGCATCCAATACTGCAGCTTGTTGTGCATTGTTTAATTCTTGACCACGAAGAGTAGCTTCAATTTGTACATTAGCAAGAGCAGTCTGTTGACGATTAGAAAGTTCTGCAATATCTCTTTGTAAGTTGTTTGTAGTATTAAATAGTGCAGTTTGCTGTTCATTATCAAGTTCTATTTTTCTTTCGTCAAGTACAGCAGAAACATTAAATATTGCGGCTTGTTGCGTATTGTCAAGGGTTTTACCTTGTAATGTAGAATTAGCAACAAACTTTTGAACTAAAGCAGCTTGCTTGTTTGATACAGTAATATTGTTTGCTTCTGCATACCTAGTTGCATTTAATATTTCTGCTTGCTGCTGATTATCTAATACTTTACCTTGAAGTGCAGCACGTACTTGTGAATTTGCTAATTCTGTTTGCTGACGATTAGACAAATTTTGAGTTTCAATCTGTAAGGACTCTGCAGATTTTTGTAATAATACTTGCTGCTCGTTTGTTAAATTAATATTGTTAAGTTCTGCAACTCTAGTCGCATTAAACAAAGCGGTTTGCTGTCGATTATCTAACGCTCTTCCTTCTAGAGCTGCTCTAGCTTGAGCGTCTTGTAGTATTGCAGTTTGTTGTGCATTAGCATTAAACCCAGCACGTTCAAAAGACTGCGTAGATTCAAGCATAGCCATTTGCTGTTCATTAGACAACTCTTGTCCTATAAGAGAGGCACGCACTTGTAAGTTACTTAAAGCAGTTTGTTGAGCGTTGCTAAGGTTTTGCATATCAACTTGTAAATTTTCAGCAGACCTTTGCAAATTAGCTTGTTGAGTGTTAGACAAGTTAATTTTATTCATCTCACTGTATTTAGCTGCATTGACAAGTGCAGTCTGTGTTTTAATATCTAAAGTTGTATTTTGCAAAGCAGCTTTCATTTGAGCATTAGCTAAAACAGTAGCTTGCTGGTTACTTAAACTGTCTGACTGTAAGGCAAAAGCATTTGCAGAGTTTTGAAGCGCAGCCTGTTGCCTATTATTTAAGTTTTGAAGAACTAAGTTTTGTTGAGCAGCAGCATTTGCAATGGATACTTGCTGTCTGTTATTTAAATTTGTTAAACCTATATTCTGATAAAACTGTGCATCCTGTACAGCAATAGGTATAGCAGCTTCCATAGTAGCTTGTACAATAGCTGCACCAGCCATAGAGCTACCTGCAAGACCCCTAGCAGCCATAGCAGCATTAGCAGCTCTCATAGCCCCTGCAGCCCATACAGGAGTACCGTTCTTAAACTGCTCCATAAGAGAGTTCATCTGCCCTTGAACTGTTTGTGCTGGATCTACAGTACCCTGTGCAGCAGAGGCAAGCATAGTTTGTGAAAAGCTTCCTTGTGCTGCCTGTGCAACTGCTTGTTGATTTAAAGTATCTATTGTAGCAGCAATAGCCGTTACTGCCTGTTCTGTTTCGATAATATTATTAGCATTAGCAAGCTCTTGAAAACCTACTTGACCTTGCGCACCCTGAATGGTAGATTGAAATGAGGAGGCCGCAGCCTGTGCAGTAGGTATCTGACTTAAGCTAGCCGCATTTTTTACAGCAGTGTTTGCTTGTGTAGCAAATTGTGTAGGAGAAAGATTGTACGTATCACGAGTTGCAGCTAACTCTCCTTCTGCTAGTTCTCTAGTTGCAGCTTCCATAGTAGGGCCATAAGAACTTACAGCAACTGCAGCCTCTTCTGCAGTAAGTCCAATTCCTACTGCTTTTACTAATTCATCGCTTGTTACTTGAGATTGAACTCCCTCTAAAGTACCTAAATTATAATCTGTTGCAGGAACTACAGAAGGTGTTACAGCATCAAATTTAGCAGCTTCTGCAGGATCATAAGGAGTTTCAAAACCCCTATCACCTGCTTGAGGAATAATACCTACTTTAGCAAACTGTGTCATTTCTTCTGGAGAAACTTCACGAGTGCTAGGCAAAACTTTTTCTAGGTATTTATTATCAAACTCCTCAGAAGGTGGAGTAGCCCCAGGACCAAGAGTTCCTTCCTGTGCTGTAACACGTTCACTTTCTGGTATATCAGTTGTAGCTGCTTGTAGTTTACCAGTTTCAGTTTTTACATCCCCAGAGACTGTTTCTGTATCAGCAGTATATGCACCACGACGACCAAAACCTGGAAATATTGCTGGCCCACCTGTAACCCCACCAAAATCATCAGAAAGTCCAAAATAAGGATTTTTTATCAGGGGTGGCATAACAGCAGCTTGAGACCCATCATCAGAGGAAGGTATTCTAAAGCTTGGGTCAGGTATGTATTCATCCGTTGTGTTAATTCTAAACCCTGGTCCTTGATAAGGAGCTTGAGGGGCAGTAGCAAGAGATGTACTTCCAACTCCATAAGTAGCAGCAGCTATATTACCTGTAGTTTGACCAGTACCTGCAGCTATATCCTGACCTGCTTGAGGTTGAATG